TTGTACAGCAGCTTGCGCTTGCCATTCGGCTTCTGTTATTGGTGGGTGATTAGTTTGCACCCATTCCCATAATTGCGGATAGGTAGTACGGCTAACCTCTGCGCCAGTGTCCAACGCCAGCCAACCCGGTTGCGCGTGAGTAGCTAGAAACGGTAATACTGTTCCAACACCTACGCCGCCACCGCTTTTGATATCCCTTACCCGCCAACGTGCCGTACCATCTGATATTTCTTCTCCAGCAGCACCCCAGACCGGTTCGGTTGCTCCCGTTACGCCGCCCTGAATGCACTCTAAGAACATCCAGCTTGGATATGACAAAGATAATGGCCTGTAAGTATCACCAACCACGTAATTCATATTCGGCTGCCATAATCTCAATAGACCGGCGTGAGCATTATTATCCGCATTATGCGCTGCGATAATTTCACCGTGGGCGTTTTCATCGTCCTCATGTTCAGTCAAATCCAACTTTGTAGCATAAGTCGCGCTGCCATTAATATTTACTGTCACATTGGACGCATTGCCGATCAGAACAAATACATCGAAAATCTGCGCATCCAGCGGCGTATTTTTATCGGGAATCCAATCAACCTTGTTGCCGCCGTTCGTATAGGCATATAGTCGCTCTGCTCCAGCTTCACCGATCTTAGCATATACGCCAACCTCCCGGGCGAAAAACCCCTGATTAGCCGGTACTCCGCTATTATCAACTAAATACCGTAGCCTTACCTGCCCGTTTCCCTGATTAGATAACCCTTGAATTGGAATATCTAATTTGGGACTTTTTATAGCTGTTAAGGTAGATATACTTTCACCAACAGCTAATGATCCGTCACCAATTTTCAATTTAGTAAAGATTAGATTCTGTCCGGCCTGTGATTCGGCTATCATTTCTAAACCGGAATTAGTAAGTACGATTGAAGGATATTCTGCCATTTTATCAACTCCTTATTACTGTATGGCCTACTCTACGGATAGCACCCGCTGCCCACACATTGCTATTAAATTCTGCTGCCCCAAACGATACTACAGGACGAATTTCAACCCGCTTATTTATTCGGACAACGCCACCGATTGATAACCTTTGATTGAGCACCTGAGTGTTTGAAATTCCAATTGTCATATTGGCTGGAACGATTGGTCGTAAGAATGTACGCATTTCAAGCGTTCGTGTTAAAACGCCGGCCAAAACATCTACCCATAAAGCGTATTGATTGTAACCAATCGTTACCTTGGTGCGTTTCGTTCCATATGTAGCGTTTAACATGTTTTCAAGTTGCCGATGAGTAAAGGGTATTTGAGCATTGCTTTTGGCTAAAATGCGCACCCGCCTTACTTCTATGCTGTCTGTGCTTTTGGGGCGTAATTTCAGCATCTTTTCCCAACGTTCTGCGCCGTTAACCAGTAAATCAGCAATGAACTGATTACTCCTGACCTCTCCTAACTTCTCCCACAACAAAACAAGTTCGGGATTTTCGACAGTGGCAAGCCACTTGAATTCCCGAACTTCTTTCATGATATTGGGGTAATATCTGCTTACATCAATCTGCCTAGCCAGCAACCTCACCCCTTACAGCAATCGAATCAGCCCCCAAAACAAAGTTTTCTTCAACTCCATTGATTTTGGTATGCTCTACATCAATGATTTCAGGGATTTCTAGTAAGCGCGATTCGATTTGAGAAGTGCGGACAATAATTGATTCCGCATCTTCCCACACCTTGCTTAATTCCAAGAAGTAAGTATCAATTACATCTTCAATAATGCTACGTAAATTCTCGAATTCTAAATCCCCTTGCAGGGTTAGATTTAATTCGATATCAATAGGTTCAGCCGTTACACCATCTACCGTAACGAAATGACCGATTGGAGCAACACCAAGCCCCTCTCCTTGGTTTGGTATAGGATCAACAATAGTTTGAACGGTATCAATCATTTCTGGGGTTGGTGTTTCCCATTCGGAATTAATGATCACCAGTTTGACAGTGCCTCCCCCATTCCAAACAGGATAAACTTTCACCCCGCCAACACCCTGAATCTTCTTGACCTTTTCTTTATAATCCGCGATATTACCACCATACGCCTGATTGTCGAAGCTATTAAAATATCGCTGTCGGAATACTTCAGTTCCTTCTTCATCCTCAGCCGGTATTAAAATCTCAGTCAGTTCAGCGGTCTGCAACCCCTGAATATAATCAATCGGAACGAGAGTTCCGGTATGACTATTGCCATCGGTCCCGGCAGTTTCACACTGTAATTTAAAAATGCCATCGCTGATTTTCTCAGTCACGACATAATTAAAAGCATCCAAACTAAAGCGGCTCCCGATAGGCACATTGATGTTAAATTCACCTTTTGCAATGGCATATGTTGCATCGTCCGGGGATAATCCCCGTTCTTTTGCCCGTTTAATCAGACTTGGCCTAGAAGCAGTATCGGCAAAGGTTTCATTTAACGTTACGTCCAGTTCAATATAGGCAAGCTGCAATTCAAGTGCTGCCGGCGCAAGAGCATCCCAAATGATACTTCCTTCCCGCTTATCAACGGTATCAGGCACTTTGGAGAGCATTCTTTGCATAATAAAGTCAAATGTCATATGTTCATACACTAAATATTCACCCCTTTCTCTGCTTCAAAATCACCGGCAAGCGAATGAACGGTAAATGTGGCAGACACTTCACCCTTTTTATGGGTAAAAGAAAAATCGGTAACATCCGTTATCCGATCATCCCATGTCAATGCTTCTGTAATTCTCCGTTTCAGTTCTGAGTATACGTATGGAAGTGGCATACCAAATAAGTCTGCTAATTCAATACCATAATTCCAGCTATAAATCACATATTGGTAACGTTCAGTATTAAGGATTTTATAAGCCGCTTGTTTAATGGCTTCAAGATCATCAGTAAATTTGGCAACAGTTTCTTCATTAATGTTCATTTTGTAAGTTCGTGACGGTTGGCTTACTACCTCAAAATCTAAACTTAAATTATCATTCTTTGGAATCATAACCATTCACCACTTACGATATGATCAAAAACTCGATCAAGGACGATATACCGCTGCCCACCTTGAACTTGAAGTAAAATAACTTCTTCCCCAGCCTGAAGTCCATTATGCACCAGGAACTTCTTTCGCCCGGAATAATCGTGGTTATGACTAGCAAACGCGGGATCACCACTGCCCCCTGCGCGGTTTTCAGTAACATGACTGACGGTCACATCAACATAGTAATCTGTTACGGCTTTCGTCAGCTTGAAAAACTCGGCAGGTAGCGTTAGCTTTTGTTCAATTTGAATTTCGAGAGGATTTATTTTCATGACTGTACCATATGTAATGCCGGTTGGTTTGCTACCTTCCATTGCTTCAGTAGCAATTTGTTTAAGAACTTGAACCAATTCATTCATAAAAATCACTCCCTCTCAAACTCAGATTCATTAAGTGTTCTTTGTTTTTAAAAACATGCTTCGCACGTTCTACCAACATATATTTATTAACGATGATATCGCCCAAATCAAGCTGTATGCCAACAGAAGTACCCGCCCTAACCCGCACATCACCAAAAGCATTATTGATGGTAAGATTTCGGGTTTTCTTGTTGTATAGTCCCAGGAGGGCATCAGCCTTGGCTTTACCGTTTGTCTGCTCCTGGATGCTATCACAGAATTGGAGTAGCCCCCATTGATTAATGGTGGAACTGTCAAACACTTTATAGATTTCGCGTTCTCCGGTATCTTTATTGTCATAGAACAATTTGACTTGATTGTAAGTATTGGAATCAATACTCGAAGTATAGTCATAGTTTTCGGCTGTATCGCCATCAATGAGAAAATTTAATTTCATGCTCTCGATATTTTTCAGAGTCAATTTACCAAAATCATCGTAAAGAACATAAAGCTTACGCTTGTTTTCCAGCGTTAACCCCAAAGCGGTCTGAATGATATCAAACAGAGTTTGATTGTCTTCGACTCGCTTTTCAATCACATACTCCGTATCTTCGATTTCGCCAACCTGTAGCCGATAATCAGCAGCCAGGGTTTTCACTAACTCGGCTGCTGTCATAGCTTTGGGGTAGATATAACAATCCTTATTTTTCAAGTAGCGAAGTTGATCGTAAGCAGTAACGCCAATAATCCCATCTTTATCCCGCTTTTTAGTAAATGCATAGCCAAAGAATACATTCTTACCATCAACGATCAACTTGACGCTATTACCCTCAGTGAAGTCGATTATGTTATCTCGTAATACATTAAAGGTAAGTTTTCCGGGGACGCCTTTTCTTTCAGTCTCCCATTCAATACCTTCTTCAACAACAGGTTCATATACTTTATCACCATTTTGAATGATGATTTGCACGTTATTTAACAAATTTAATCACCTGCCCAGGTTCAATGCTGTTTGGGTTGATGATATTATTCAATGCAGCTATTTCCTTCCACCGCGAACCATCACCTAACTGTTTTTTACATATTTCAAATAGGGTTTGATTTGCCACAGCTTTATATTTTTTTGCAATCTCTTTATTAACTTCTCGCTTTTTATCAACCGTGGCTTTCTTTTTCCCATCAGCATCTTCTTTGACATTTAAGATTTTAGTTGCATAAGGTTTATACTGCTTTAATCTAACTTGTACAAGAACGTCCAACCCGTTATCTGCATCTTCAATAACCTCATAATCTTCCAAGGCCACTTTTAAGTTGGTATCAAAAAGAAAGTCAAATGTTTTCATCCCCATACGGCAGACAATAAACTGAAATGGAGCAAAGCTAGTCTTTAATTGCTTGAACGTGTTCAAGAAGTAGTCTGCTTTCTGAAATCCTGTAAAGTAATTAGCAAAAGGATATTGACTGTTTGGAAGCAATACCTCAAAACTAACTTCGCTCAGCCCTGGACTTTTTAGAATATTAACCTCACCGTCATTGATCAAATTAAGGGTTTTATTTTTATTGTTGATTTTTAACTGCATCTTAGCTGGTGTAACAGGCAATTGAGTCCTATTCATAAAAAAGTAATAACTCACATGGCGAACCTCCTTTCATTACAGGAAATTTATGGTTATTTGTCGAACTCTCACCTAAAAGGAGGTGAGTAAAAATGGATAAGGAAAAAGCCCCATCTTATATAAAAAACCGAATCGATGTTAAAGCACAAACAATCCAAGTTTTTGTAGAAACTATAAAAAAAGTTACTGAAGAAGAAAAACCCCTATTAGGTCGGAATACTCAGGTCTTAATACTAACAACACTAGGACAAGTTCACGGAAAAATTTTAACTTTTACCGATAATTCAGATACTACAAATGATGTATCTCAGATTCTAAATGAGCGTTTTTTACAACTCAAAAACTTTGGATTGGCGATCTTAGAAGAAAAGCATAATGGAGAAGAAATCAGTATCGTAAATAATAGTGGATTAGTTGTGGTTATAGATGCTACTCTCAAACCATATGCTAATCCTCAATCCACCTATAACTATAAAGTGTTAAATTTATTTGCAGATCAAATAGTTGGATTTTCATTTGGTGAAATACAAGAAGATTAATAATTTTAAAAGACCGTTCTCACGTAATTTGAGAACGGTCTTTTATTACACCTCTTTAATCTTTATGAACTTTCTCAGCTGCAACTTGCATTGTTTCTATTAATGTATCTTTCATATAAGTTACTACACCATCTAAGTCTACGTTGCTATTAATGGTATTATTGTTGCTCATAGTTAAATGGATTTCAGCCGTAGTGAAGCGGTTAATGACTTCCTGCTCTGCGATATCCCTCAAGTATTTTAAATCTTCAGCGGTAATATCTAAAGAATCCTTCATCTTACCTGTGTTTGCGGCAGTATCAGCAATATTACCAGCTACATTTTGTCCTAGACCGTTACCCATTCCAGCGCCAAGATTACTTAAACTAAATTTATTGGCAACATTACTGCCAAGATTATAGCCTGAATCCCACGCCGTACCGTAGTCAATTCGGTTTAGGGAAAACTGATCACTTGTAAACTGTTTCGATTTTTTATACCGATCACCAAATTTAGTTTCTACGGTTGCGGTAAGATTGGTTCGCCAACCATTTACCGCATTAGATAGCTTCGATCCAAAAATAGAATCTATAGTTTTGGCTATACCTGAGAGAATCCCCAGGACGGTATTGGCCATATCAGTAAACAGTGTGACAACAGCCCCGACAGGATCAACAAAGACATTTCCGATAAAATTACCTAAGTTCAGGAAAGCATTTGCAAATTCAACTATAATCGCCATAACGGTATTCCATAACCCGATGAAGATATTGGCGATTACTGCCCCCGCAACATAGAAACTCCCAATGATCAGACCGGTTGCCGAATAGCTTGTCCCTGCCAGCTTATTTACGGCAGCTACGGCTAAATAGAATATGGCGATTAAGGTAATAACCTGTACAACGATCCAAGTTATAGGACAGGCGTACAGGGCGGCATTCAAACCGTGTTGGGCAACCGTTTGTAAGAAGGTTGCATTTGTGGCCGCTAAAGTCGTAACTGTTCTAATACCTTCTATAGCAGCTTGTGCCGATATAATTCCCCTTGTAACCAACGATACCGCATTATAGGCAACATATGCACCGACTAATCCCCATACGACAGGGGCAAGGAGCGACCAGTTATCGGCAACCACTCCCGAAACATACGCAATTTCATTAAAGACTTTTGCTGCAACGCCAGCTAATACCGTTAATCCGTTAATTGTGGCATTTACCATTGCAGTAAAACCTCTACTGTTAGCAACCCCGTTAATCATCTGCAATACGGGCTGAAATTTCATCAATGCATTGTTTTGAATACTATTCCATATTTGCCCGAATGTACGGGGCATACTTTCAAACTTTCGGTTTGTTTCATCGGCTGCATAAAACATAGCGTTTTTGATAATTTGCGCTGTAATAACCCCATCGGACGCTAACTGTTTAATGTTATCCGTGGTTGACTTAGGAAACCCTTGGACTTCCTGCAAATACCTTTGAATATTTGCTACGATTGGTTGGGCATTATCTAACACAGCATTCAATTCTTCACCTTGAAGTTTTCCCGCCGCCATAGATTGAGTTAGCTGAAGCATTACACTGTCAACACCAACCGCAGACGCGCCAGCTATAACAAAAGTTTTATTTAACTGCTCAGTAAAGGCAATCAATTCATCGTTACCGCTAAACGCTTGCTTTGCTTGCATTCCTAATTTTGATACAGCGTCAGCGGTGTTTTGGTAAAGTCCTCTTGATCTTTCGGCACTTTGAAATATTTTTTCTTGCAACACGGCTGTAGTTTGCGTACCGTCATTCATTAGGTCTAATCGGGCAGTTGTTTGGGCTACCGTATCAGATAAATTTAAGGTTTTAGTCAGTCCAACAGCAGTAACAATTCCGGTAACAACAGTTGAAATTTTACTCGCTAATCCTTGGGCGGCGTTTTCACCGTTCTTGAATTGACTGTTTAACTTCTGTTGTGCAACATCAGCTTCACGAATATTTTGTTCAACGTTATCTAATGCAATAGAAGCCCGGTTTAATTCAGCCCGAGCCGCTGAAAGATTCGCCGTATTAACGGCATGGCTTGAAACATTCTGTAATGATTCAAATGAACTGATGCAGATATTCATAGCATTATTCATGTTCCGCATGACGGAAGTAACCCCGTCCTGTAATTGAATTGCCGTTCGAATCGTAGCCATAAACTCACCTCGCTTTATAAATAAAAAATACACCCCTTATTAAAGAGGTGTATTTTTTATTTATAAGTCTACAACTGTTGCGGGTTTGGCCCGCTCTTTAAACAACTTCACGAACTCATGACTTTTCGGGGTTCCCGTAACGCTGAATGCCATATATTTTGTTTCATTATCACTTTGATACGTGATGATCAAATAAGAACGAATGGTTTTATCCGTTTTGGTTTTCGTCCTTCCACCAATCAAAGCACCGAGTACGCCAAACATGATGCCGCCTGCTATGGCTCCACCAACACTACTTGTTGCATATTTTTGAATTTCAACATCTGTTTTTACAGTTATGTCCGTAATTTTATCCAATGGTAGATTGAATGTGGTGTTATTTGCTTCAATGACAATTTTGTCTTCACAATAAAATAATTGTGCCCAGGTATTTTCAGGAATTAAAAGCCCTGTTGCATGTGGTACAGTAATGTACGCCTTTGCGTTCAAACCCGCAAGTTTTTGATCAAGTTCCTTATTACGTTTAGAAAAGAACAAGAATGATCCACCACCTTCAACTATTTACTAAAAATTATATCACAAAAATTTATTTCTTTTTACTTTTGCGGTTCAATTCTTGTTCTTTTTCTTTATCATCTTTAAGTTTAATATCAATCATAGCAATAACCGCGGCTTTTTCACGCCGCTCCAATGCAAGGAATTGACTCGGAAGCATGTGAAATTTATGGAGGGCATAGTAAGCATAATTTGCATCACTATCGCCCCCCTCGATTAGTTTTTTACTTCTTCGACCAGATCATCCATGCCGATATCAAAGCCATTGATTTCTTGGATTTTAGCCATTAAATCCTGATATTCACCGGGCTTGAGCATTTTCTTTAGAACAGCATCAGCCCCCATGACGCCATAAGAATCTTGCAGTTCAGTGGCGTTAAGGTTGGGGAATACAATGCACTTAGTAGCCAACAGGCCAAGGTACTTATTCCCGTCAAGGTCTTGTGTGTATTGCCCTCGCTTACCTTCAACCGGCACACGCTTTGTGCAAGACTTACGAATTTGTTCATCTTCTTCTGACGTAATGCCCTGAAGTTCCCAATCAACGGGTTTACCTTTAGCATCGACAAATCGTTTTGATGCTGGATATTTAACCGTTTCATCCTGAACGGCGTTTTGTGCTAAGAATGCGCTTAGTGAATTTGACATAGTTATTCCTCCCTTAAATCATCCCGTCAAGGATTTGAAACCGCTCAGGCATTTCGAAATCCTCATAAGTAAAGTTAATGTCTTGCTCTAAGAAATCACCATCGGCATCAAAAGCGGCTAGCACACCACCGTCAACATTGCAGCCTTTAAAGATCATTGTTTGCCTACCAGCGGCAGAAGTCGGGTCTTCATTGGTTACCTGAATATCAAAATAAATATCCTCGCCGGTATTTTTAAATCGAAGCATCAATTCGTTAAAAATCGGAGTGTTTTGGTAGATCGTCATGCTACCCGTACCGCTCCAACTGGTTGTTTTATTACCTTGTCCGGTTTTACCCAGGATGGAAACTTTTTGTTTCTCTTTATCGAATTTGGCTTCAAACTTCTTTCCCTGCATTAACCTATAGCGATTACCCTCAATTGTCACAAAGCACTCAGCCAGTTTTGCACTTACGGCATCTTTAGCCAACATTACATTTTGCATTTAAAGTCCCTCCTTTCTTACTTGACGATAACCGTCATGTAAAGTTTGGTCATGCAGTTAACCGGCGTTACCGGATTCGTAACCGTGACGGATTTCTTGTCATTGCCTTTTTCGACAACAACATCTTCAGGTACAAAATCCTCAATGGCCTGAATACCTTCCAACTGCTGATGATAGAACACAAGGTCCTTCCAAAATGAAATTCTACCAGCATTGTTATTTTGAATCTTGCCCAGGTACTGAGTATTGAATAATACAGCAATATCATTGCCGATTTGATCCAATACCCGGATTGTTTGATTGCTGTTGAAATCAATATTCTTATCAACGGTAACGCTGATAAAGCTATTAATATCATCCAGAACATGAACTTCATCCCCGACTTTATGGAACATGAACGATCCGGCTTTCATTGCACTAACCAATTCAGATTGTTTGTAATCCACAAAGAAAGTAAATTCACCATCATAGTTTTTATTGGTGTTTGAACGATTGACAGGGCATGAAGCACTTGCACCGGTCACCCAATACACGGCACTTGAAACCGGATCGCCACCAAGAGCCTGATTGCCGATTGAAATAACACCTTCATAATCAGCAGGTTTGTTATAAACAACGGTTTGAAACTTCGCGCCCACCTCGTCCCTCATGCGTTTGGTGAATTGGATATACAAGTCTTTGATCGTATTTTCATTTGAAAGGCAACCAAGCGTATTAAAGGTGTAGGCTTCAATTTTATCCAGGAAGGTTTGATATTGTGTCCCGGTAATTGCTACCCCATTAGAGCCGCCCGTCAAAGGTGTTCCTGCTGTTGCCTCTAATGTTGCTCCCGGTTTAAACACCACAAAATCATTAGCGACTAACTCAGCAGCCGTTGCTACAGTCTGCAAATCAACAATGGAGCCATCCAACAGGGTTGAGACATCGAATTTGCTTTCATCGTCAATGTTTACAGTAATGACAGTCTTGATATCGTTACCCCTCACGCCGCCATATTTAGCCGTGGCGTAGGTGTTCTGAGCTTTCACGGCAGTATTATTCAACCGGTAAAAATAACCGGTCTTAAGGTTCTTAAATAGATCACGCAAGCCCTTCAGCTTTTCGTGGGTATAATCATAGCCAAAAATCTTCAGGGAATCTGTCTGGAAGTCGCTGTTTTCTACCGTGAATACTGAACCTTCAACGCCCCAATCCAATTCCAAAGCCATAGCTCCATAGCCACGGTCTGAAAGAGTTGCGGAAGCCCTGGCCAAGCTGATGAAGTTGATATAACTTCCCGGCAAGACTTTATTCTGCACTAAAAAAGTGCCGCCACCTAATGCCAATTTATTTCACCTCTTTCTTCATAAATTCAGTAATCGCCGCATTGACTTCAGCCAACGTGTAGGATTTACCATCTTCTAATAGCACCGCCAGCAAATCGCGCCGCTCTGTATATTTCGCAGCAGCAAGAATCTGCTGCTTGGTAAAAGCCGTTTCGGTTTTTGTTTCTTGTTTTGGTTCTTTAGTTGCCACTTGTTTTTACACCCCCGTTTATTGTTACAGTCTCCATGAATTCATCAGGGTCAACAACCTTACGAAGCCGTAAGTCATAATTAACGAAAAAATGAAGCACGTTGTCAATGACTTCATGCTTCATGTCCGTTCCCCGGAGTAACCCGTCCTCAATTTGGATATATTCTAATCCAAGGTTTAAGGTTTCGGTCACGTTATTGACTTCGCGGGTGACCTTACTGGACTGAGGGAAATAGTGAATGTCGAATGGTAATTCTCGATTATACAGAGCATCTATTTCCTGCTCGTTCCTACCGGTTAAACAAACAATAAGAAAACAGGGTTCTTCTAAACCCTGTTTAATCTCGTCAATATAAATTTCGTACCCATCGCCAAACACTTGATTCAGCTTTTGGGCAATACCATCAATTACTTTGTTAAGCATTAAATGCATCCCCTAGGTACTTCATTAATTTCTTTTCCAGGATCGCTGGGGCTTGGCTGTCTAGTTCATCCTCGCTGATCGTAAGCATGAATAAACCATTAACCCAGCCCTTGCCGTTTCTAGTTCGGTGTCCAAACTCGACATACGAAGCATAACTGACCGGGTTAATGATCTCGATCTGATAAACATTACCGACTTTCGTTATGGTTAGATCGTTAACATAGGCCGTAGCCCCTGAACTGCCACCAAAGGCACTACTTAATTCAGCCTCGCGTTCGCTTTTGGCTGTCCAGCCACGGCGCAAAGTGCCGCCGTTTTTACCTGTACCGCTTCCATATTTGCCTACAGGAGTGCGTTTAATGACCTTGGCTAATAATCTAGCGGCCAACTCCTTCGCACACTCTGAGCAGAATTTATCAAGGTCATTTAGCTGCAACTTATCCAATCGTTGCTGAAGCTGCTGAAGTTCCTTAAAGTCAACCGTTCCCCATCTACCCATTACGCCCAACCTTTGAATAGTTCGAGGATGATTTCTTGATGATGGGTATAAACGGCAGGCTTACCGCTGCTTTGATAATCAGTTGTTATGCCGTTTTGCGTGACGGTTATTTTACTTCCCGGCTTAATAATGACTTCAGGAGCAAGAAGCAGCTTAACAATTTGGGTAACGGTTGCCGCACCATCGGCAGCACTAACGGTAGTGATATTTTTAAATGATAAGCGGCAAGGTTGATCTGTCACAACGGCAACTTCATCCTGTGAGCTAATTTTCGTGACGGGATTTTTTACAGCCTGATATTTCCAAACAGTACATTTGCCGGTATACATACTCTCAATGGCCTTTCTTACGGCGACTACCATCTTATTCGCCTGAACGCTGCAAAGTCCGTTTCCCCATGCAGTAAATAAGCCACTAGGCTGTCATATTTGCTTTCTGGGCTGGTTGAAGTGTCGAAGGTGACGGTTGTATCACCCTCGGTGATTTGCTTAACCTCAGATTCAAATTCAAGCCCCACAGATTGACCGCTTTGCTTTTTACCAAACAGGAATTCACCGCAAGCCATATCAATAGCAACAGACCGAAGCCCTGACGGTACTTCGGTCACATTGCAGCTATTTTTAATATGGGTTTGAACCTTTTCAATGCAGAAGTTAAGCATCCAATCATCGGCAGCGGTTGCCGTGTAACCAAATGATGATAGCCGTTGTTTGACATCATCCAACATGGAATCACCTACTTCTTCAGGTCTTTGCGTAATTGGTCAACGCCCTGAATGATTTCAACGGCACCAACAATTTTTTCTTCAGAGGTTGCGGCTTTTTTCACTTCTTCGACCTTTTTCACTAAACCCAGGATACTAAGAATTTTATTGAGTAAATTCATCACGCATCACCTTAACCTTTCGAAATGATTCGGGCAATAGGAATAGCTTTATGTTCAATGTACTTCCGGGCAGCACCCTGACCACCATCATTAACAAGCGTCCAGTTAGCCCCGTTCTCCAATTCGGCATTGGTTGGGGACAAGGTTGCTTGGCTGGTTTTAGTGTAGCTGATCCCGTAAGGGGCAAAGCACTTCCGTTGGCGGCTGTATAAGGTATCTTGACCGCCGTTAGTTTTCGGATCACGGGACATTTCATAAGGCACTTGTGCGCCAATGTTTTCATAGTCGAATGCCCCTTCGCCCAATACATAGGTTGTGTATTTGGTATAGGCCGGTACTTCACCATCAGCGGCAACTTCTTCAGTCGGCATGGAATCGTCAATTAATACAATCCTGCCGTTCCAGGACGCAAGTGTTAAATCTCTGGTAACGCCCTCTGTATCCGTATACTGCATGTATTTGAGCAGCTTCAGGTTTTCCAAATTCGTTGCAATAGAAGAATGCATAATGGCAATCTTGAACTTGGATTTGTTGTCACCGCTGGCCTGCTGAATGGCAGAATTCAGTGTAGTCGCGCCAACCAAAGCAGCTTCAGCAGCATTGGCGGTAATATCATAGGTATGTCCGTTGACAAATTTGAGATTATTGGCTCCGGTCATGGCAAAAATGCCTTTAAGGATACTCAACAGTATGCCCTGATCAACCTGATCCCAATATTCTGCAACTTGGAGAGCTACATTGTCCATGAAACCGGCTCCCCCGGTGATATCTTCAGCAAAATCAGATTCAGTCCAGGCTTTAGCCCGTCCGACCACAACAACACTTCTTTCAAAAGTGGTTGTACTAGTTGCTGTAATATCAGTAGTGCCGTCATAATTTAATGCATCACCATCAAGTAAGCCATACATAGGTAATGTAGCGTAGGCTGTCCCGGTTTGGTTGCTAAAAGCGTTCCGAATATCGGAATTTCCTTTCAAGGCTTTGGATTTCACCAGTTCATTTTTCTTGGTTTGCGGAATGCGGCCAACGTATTTACCAAACACCTCTGGGTTGAATGTTTTTGAATTGAATTTTCCCATTGATTATTTCCCTCTCTTTTTCTTAGATTTCCGCGCCGGGATTTGCTTCAACATAGGCGCATAACTCGGTATAGGTCATTTCACTTGGCTTTTTATCGGTAGGATAATTTTTATCACTACCTTCAGTCGGTTTAACGCCTTTGAACTTGGCAGGAGCAGCGGAATCAAACAGGAATTTGGTATCATCACCTTCCTGAAGCTTCTTGATCTGATCTGCCAAGCCCTTAACGGATTCCCCGTCAAGTTCGGCCTTGTCCAAATCCAGTAAAGCACGAACGGCTTTTAGATTTTTAGCCTTGGCTCCGGTTAACGCCGAATTCACAGCATTGTCAATCTGAATTTGCCTGATTTTGGCTTCATACTCAGTCTTAGTGGTTTTATTGGTTTCCTGCAATTCAGTAATTGTTTTTTGCAGAGCGGCAGCGTCCACTTTTTTCAATTCCTCAAGCTGCTTATCGCGGGTTTTAATATCGGTTTCAAGCTGCTGTTTCGCCGTGACCTCTTTGTCAAAATCGGCTTTAACCACATAACCCTTTAATTCTTCAGCACTGGCAGCAGCAAGCTTTGTTGCTGTCGCTTCATCCACGCCTAACGCAATGAATTGTTCTTTTGTCATTTGATAACCAACCTTTCACATAAAGTAAGGGTGCTGATTATTCAGCACTCTTTAAGATTTCATACGATTTTTCAAACCAACCCTGCTGATTGGCATAGCCGACAATGTTGTCAATGAGAAAGCCAAGGATAAAATCATTGGCCAGGATTGAAACCAGCCAAGCAGGTAGCTTACCATCTGTCTGCAATTCAGTGAGGGCTTTCTTAATATCAGTTTTGGCAAGTTCCTTCTTGGCTTCACCAGTTTCACCAGTACCTTCAACCATTGTCACTACAGTGGCGAAGATTACTAACCCCTTGGCTAAATACTCAAATACCTTTTCAACCATTGTAAATTCCTCCTTTTAATTTTGGACATAAAAAAGCACCCACACTTTTACGTGTAGATGCTTAGCTCACAGGTAATTCAATTAGGCTTTGTTCCCATGGGACTTTTATACCCTTGCGCTCGGCTTCCTCATGAAGCTTGATATCTTCAGCAATCATTTCATCAGAATAACCAAGTTCTTTCGCCTTTCTTATGAATTCTTCTTTTTCCATTCAAGATACTCCCTTTCGATAGTCTCACCAATTTCTTTAGCAATAGGTCTAGGGTTGGGGTTATTGCAATACTCTGACCATGCTTCAGCAATAAACTCACCGTATTTATTGGGATTATTATTCTTCCAAGCATAGGTTGATAGTTCTTCAGTAATTCGCTCCTGCGTTCGAGTGTTAAATAGCTTTTGAATATTGTCCTTACTGGACAAACCAAGCATTTTATCTAATTGGTGTCCAATCTCATGATCCAAAACAGCTTTGACGGTATCACAATTCACAGGATGGAATTTGATAGCAACGTCTTTTCTCAGATTGGCTAGTAATTTTTCAATATCTTTCCCCTGGACGCTGTTGAATGTAATTCCGGCAAATTGACTAAGTGGTTCTTGTTGCGGTGACCAACTTGAAGCATATGCATTAGAAGGAACTTTTAGCTTATTCATCATTGCCCGAACTTGGGCATCTGTATGCTCTTCTAACACTTTCAAATCAACATTCGGATTAAGTCTGATCAACTCATTCAAATAATGTTCCCGAAAAACTGGTTTTAAGGTGGCATTACGGGCATGCGTTTCACCGACAAACCCAAATTGATTTTTGAGTTCAGGGAACCTATTGAAATTATCCGTTAAACCTCGGTTCCATTCGTTAGCGACATCCACATGCAAACCGCTATAATCAGCGCGTTTTAACCCTAATTCCTTAGTGGCGTAATTATTGGCTTCCTGAATAGTTTTGGCTGGCTTAAATTCTACTTTCAATATATCAGTTTTAGTAATTTCCTTCAATCCGTCTTTTGAACCACCATCAACGAAAGATTTTTTCCAATCTTCGTATTTCATACTATCCGGTACATAATAGGTTTTACCATCGGCATTCCTAGCAGCCCGGAAACCGGTATTATCATCAAAATATGGAACAGTGACCGTCCTACACCAACAATGAAAGGGCGGGGCAGTAACTCCAACTTGATATTCGGTCATGAGAAATATCTTACCGTCCAACGATCGACATATAGCAGAAGTGTCATTGTCCAACGTGGCAACGATCTCATAACGTTCAACATCTAAATTATTGAAGCAATCCCGCTGAGAAGCTGAAGCAAAAAATGCAGATTCGGTCATTACTAACCGCCCTGCATTATTCTTGGATGTCTCGAATTTTTTAGCTATCGTTTTTATGGCCTTGTCGGGGGCATCACCGCGAATAATCGCCTGTGTCATTTCGGTATGGAGTGTATTGACCAGCTTGTCCTTATCTGTCCAGCACCGATTGGTAAAGGTTTTGCCATCAGGTGTCCAAGGCTTACTTATTACACCGGATAGCTGCTTTTCATTTAGCTTGTGAAGATTATACCCAACATTAAAACCACGCTGAATTTCATAGGCTGTGTGGTAATAGCCCTCGCTGTAAATGTTTCGCATGGCCTTGTCCAAGCCATCAACCTGATTACCATATAAAACTTCGACCTGTTGCTGCATTTGAACTTTTAGAGCTTCTAATCGGGATATATGAACCCTGGCAGAAGCGTTCTCTAATTCCTTCATCCACAGGCCATTTACAGCGTTTTCCTTACCATACTTGATATACTCCTGAACCGTCCACTTGAATTCTTTCAGTTCAGAGGAATTTAAGAGCCGCTTAGCTTCAGCAAAACTGATCTCGTTATTTTGAGCAAAACGGCGATACCAATTTGCTATTTGCTGTTCAATGGATTCTGAGGCCAACTTGTATTGACGTTCCAGGTCATCGAAATAATTCAATCCCTTTTTTAATTGGGCTTCTTCCAGGAGTTCAAACCGTTTACGCCAATAATCCCTATGTCGCATTTAGATCACCAACGTTGCCAAATGCCGTCCTATATTGATCCATTTCAGATTGCTGCTGCGTTTTCTCTTCCTCGATACGCTTCAACTCCATTTTAACGTCAGAAGTCCAAGGATGTTGACTGACAATAGTTTCATTGGACAGAATACCAACAGACTTAGAACAATTGTCAATGCTCTCAGACTCATTTATGAGAATGTCACGATTAAAGATCACATTGAAGGATTCGCTCAAAAAGTCACCTTGTCCAGTATTGGCAAGATGCATCTTGACGAACCATAATAGCTGTTCGAAAGCGGCCTGAAACTCTATTTCCATACCGTTAGCATCAAGATCAATGTCGGAATACATGCTCTGAATATTCATTTGGTTTGGGTTATTCCCCATTCGATCATCTTTGGCATCAAAGCCGCGCCCGTTTTCAATCAGGGCTTTCTTAAATAATTCCAGAATGATTTTATAGTTTTCGGCATTGACTGTGATTTCAAGGGTTTTTAAATCCCCGCCAACGCCATCAATGGTTGTAACTTTAACAACCCCATACTGTGAAAGATTCTTACGGAATTCACCAAGGTTAGTGCCGTCATAGTTTTGCAGCACTAAGATTGTATTCCGGGCATCTTCCTGCATGTTGTTTTCAAAGTCACTTAGAATGGTGTTTATACCATCCTGAAGGGATTTCACTCGTTTGATGAGCGGTATTTCCTTATTGTTATATTTAAAGGCTACAAGCGGGATTCTCTCCCAATTGTAGCCTTTTATATTACCTTCACCATCTTCAATTGTCATATGAGTACCGGAAGGGTTTTCAACATCAGGAATCAGACTGTACCCTTTTACCTCATACCGGTGTATACCCTGTTTATCATAGATTTCAACCTTAGTAACTGTGACTTCCGTTGCACCTTCATAAGCTTAATCTGATAAACCCTAACGGCAAAATCCAAAATAGTATGTTCAGCATCAGCCCAAAACGGTAATACCTCATAAGAAGGGAACTTTTTAAAAACAAGTTCTCCCTGATCATTGTAATAAGGGTGAATCCAAGCAATCCCACCATTTAAAGCATCTTCACCGGCATTTTTCAATGTTCTTAGAAACTGTTTATTAAGCACATTCTTTAGAAATTCACTGAATTGCTCATTCTTACTTTCAAAGGTTACGGGTTTTGCCAAGAGATAATTGGCTTTCTGATCAACCAATTTAGCATATTGATTGTCTACAACTTTATTATTGGGTAGGTTTTTTACTTCTTCTAGTTCACCGTTTTCACCAATAACTAAGCGTTTACGGTGCAAAATGTCATGATCACCACGATAGTATTTTTCTCCGGTGATCATATCCCGGCGAAATGGTGAGTTTTGAAATTTAATCAATTCCAATTCAATAAATTTCAAATCACTCATTCGAGTGGCAGCACCACGTTTAATGATTTGATTAATTTGACCGGTTTGGTCTGTCCAATACAAAGTTATCACCTACCTTTTTACTCAAATCCCATTCTGCTACCTTGGCCACATTTTTCGGCTATGCCGGTTGTAGCATCAGGGCCATCATCATGTTTGTTTTTACCTTCGCGCTGGTATTTAATCATAGCATCATGATATTCAGGCCAACGGTCACGCCAGTTAACTGGGTAATAAATATGATCCATAACCCAGGTTGCATTTGAAATAATCCGGGCTCTTTTGTTCTTTGATTGATGGAAAGCGTTAATTCTTACCCGGTTACTGTGATGCTTAGTTTGTAAAATACGTTCTACTGCACGACCAAACCCACGGCCACCAGAATTGGATTCGATGTCTGCAATAGTAACACCATCATCATGCAACATTTTTGCCGTAGCCGGTTCGGTGTGTTCCATTGCAGCCTTGGTATATAAAATATTCAAAACATAAGCTTCACCGGCATATTCCCCATAATTTATACTGCAAAGGTAATCCTCCCCGGTATCTGCCGTATCGGTATAATTTCGAATGCAGGTAAAGAGGGGATTCCCGTTTGTGTCCACCGGTATACGATCATAGGTTTTGAATTTAGTGTATAAGCGGCCTTTAAGGTCAATAGGTTCTTGTTGATAGTTGGCTGAAGCAATGTCTGCACCCATGGCCTTTTTCTTAGCCTCATAACTTTTGCGGGATAAGACTTCATCACACAACATTGTCCCATCATCTTGCAGGGCTTTCATGCAAACATGACGGATTTTTGCACCCTGCTCCTTGTAATGGTCTAAAGCTCGGCCTGCCAGATCATCTGACGCCCAACGAGTCATAATGATAATGATCTTACCGCCTTCTTCGAGACGGGAAAGCATTGTATTAGTGAACCAGTCCCAATGCTTTTGTTTTACATCCTCATTGTTGGCTTCAGCAGCATTTTTAATTAAGTCATCAATGAGTAAGATGGAACAGCCAAAGCCCGTTGAGGAACCTTCTGGAGAAGTAGCAAGGTAATTATTATATCCGCCTTCCAAGCTCCATAAGTTCATAGCCCCATCGCCTTGTTTGATCCTGACATTAGGAAATACATCAGAGTAAACGGGTTTAAGAATATCGGCCTTAATCTCTTGAATACTGTCACGGACATTCTTTGAAAACATTGTAGATAAGGTTTTGTTATATGATCCCGTCATGACCTTTTCTTCTTCGTTTTTACCAAATACCCACTCAACAAAAAGACCGGCTGTCCTGGACTTACCATGCCGGGGCGGCTCATTGATTATTAAAACTTCATCGTCAGATTCATAGAAGCTTTGGAACTCATTGCATAGACTAATTAAATATTTACGAGAGGGTTTATAAAAATCAGGTGCTTTAAGATTGCAATAAAAAAAGAACTCGCGTCTAGCAAGTTCTAACTGTGCCCCTAATCTAATCGTTCTTTTATCCACTGTTGATCAACTTCTTTAATTCGTCAGTGGTTAATTGAGCGAACGGGTTATTGATTTGTCCGCTAACTTCAATCTGCTGCTTAAATAAACCTAAATATTGGCCAAGAGAATCCAGAGCTTTTTGCTTATCGTATAGTTTGAATTTCAAAGTTCCGTCTTTAGAAATAGAAATCTCTTGGATTGCTCTACCATCAACTTGATTACTATTTAATATATCAACGATCTGCCTATAATCAATTATTGGTTCTCCATCCTCGTAGCCAACCACTACCTTTTCAGTTCGAAATGACAAAAAATCCTTGATATTAGTAAAACCAATGACTTTAAGCTCATTAATAACATCAATTGCCTTCAATTCGGCCTTTTCCGCAACAAGCTTCATTTTACCATCTATGTATTCTTTAACGTTAGCATTGGTTAGCAACCGACTAGCATTAACTTTGGCAACTTCATCACTTTTCACTCTTTGATATGCTACTTTGTATGCACGAGTACCATTTCGGTCAATCACGTATTCATCAGCAAATATCTTTTGATTCTTTGTCATTTCATCACCTCATTTTCAGCAATAAAAAAAAACGCCCTCCGAAAAGAACGTTAATGATTTCAATTATAAATTTGCTCTTATACTATTTATCAGTGTACGAGTTTCATTAAATCCTCTAACAAAATCATAATCGGTAACAACGCCACCTATACCTATTTTATTTAAAACCGTATCATATTCTAATATCGCGCGCTCAAAAGATTCGACATCATTAGGACTCACCTGTTTAAATAAACCTATCATACTTTTTACATCATTTTTTAAATCTAAAATTTCATTGTATGTGTAATATGTTTTCATCATTCCAGCCCCTATTTATAAAGTAATTATTTTAAGTCTACTTTATAAATACACAAAGATCAATTAAATACAAAAAAAGAACCGCTAAACAGCAGTTCTTGAAGTTACAGTTTGACTTGTAACAAATATACCACGTAACTAATGCATTCCGCAAAGCTGCATGAATTCATTTTCTGTGCATTAATATTGCATTTATGACAGCATTTCATTCAAAACATCATCAGGAAATAACTGAATTGATAGTTCTTTAATTAGCCGGTTTTTATTTCTGCAAATTGTTGACCCGTCTACTTCAAATTCAAGACCGATTTCCTCATGCGTCATTCCGTTGAAATACTTCATTTCAATAATCTTGAAAAACTTATCGTCCTTTAATTTATTTAAAGCATCATCAAGGGTTTGAATGTGTTCCTCAGTATCGGCAATCGTACTTTCAATAAGTTCAACCTTATCCTCTAACCTTTCGATCTCGGTTTTAACTTCACCGCTCCCGGCTCCGTACTTGGTTATTGACTTGCTCTGACGCTTTAGGCCGTGTTTTTTTAACTCTTCAATTCTTTCCCGCTTACTGGCAACAGCATCAACAAACTTACTACGTTTATATAGAAGCTGCTCAGTCCTTTGGAATGGAGTCATTTTATTATCTTTAGTTTTAAACATACCTTCACGCTTGAGAGCAAGAATGAATTTATTTAACATTTCTTCGCTACATCCGATCATATTTTCACATCCTCTCATTCATCTTGAACCGCTAAAAATGCCCGATAACCCTCACTATTACTGGCGTGAAGCCGATTTTCAGCCGGTTCAACTTAAATTTTCATCTTGAACCGGTTCAAACCCGCGTCACATCTACATTTTCCCCTTTGCGGTTCA